GATATAGAATTAAGTAATGGATGCAAATTAATAAGTAAGTCTAATGTAGCAGGTATTCGTGGAGGTGCGAAACTGCATAAGAGATATGACTTGATTATACTAGATGATTTTGAACACGAAGCGAACACCATCACACCTGATGCCAGAGCGAAAAATGCTAATTTGGTCACTGCTGTTGTATATCCCGCGCTTGAGCCTCATACTGGTAGGTTGCGTGTTAATGGCACTCCCGTACATTATGATTCCTTTATTAACAATCTTATTAACAATTATGCGAAAGCTACAAAAAGCGGTGAGGACTTTTCTTGGCGTGTCATCACGTATAAAGCAATCCTTCCAGACGGAACATCCCTCTGGCCATCGTTCTTCTCGAAGGAAAAATTAGAAGAAAAAAAGAAGTTCTACTACGATAGTGGACAATCTCAAAAGTTTTACCAAGAATATATGATGGAAGTCCAATCTGAAGAAGATTCAGTTTGGAATAGAAAGCATGTAAAACATTGGGAAGGATACTATGAAAATGAAGATGGCGTTAACTATATTTATGTGGATGGTACTAAGTTGCCTTGTAATACTTTTGTTGGATGCGACCCTGCGACTGATATTAATACAAAGACTTCTGACTTTTCTGTTATCATGGTTATTGCTATTGACCCAAATAATAATCTCTATGTTTTAGAGTACGAAAGACATAGAAGTATTCCAACAGTAGGTTCAAGAGGTGCTGATAATGATATTATTGGTAAAAAAGGAGTAGTCGATTATATTATTGAATTACATGAAAAATACCATTGTACATCTAGTACAGTTGAAGATGTTGCCATGAATAGGTCTATCTTTCAGGCCTTAAATGAAAGAAGAAGATTAGATAATAAATACAATATTGGTGTAATTCCAGAAAAGCCTGGAGGAATGAATAAAAGAAATAGAATATATAGTGGTTTAAGTGGTAGATTTAGTACAGGAAATGTATATTTAAAAGAAAATATGTTTGATTTAATCAACGAAATCATTACTTTTGGCCCTAAAATGGCCCATGATGATACCATTGAGACACTTTATTATGCACAATTACATGCATTTCCGCCCAATATGAGACCGAATGATGATAAAAAAGGTTGGTATAAACCAAAAAGAAAAGCTAAAAGCTGGGTAGTAGCGTAATGCCACAAGAAAAATCAGTATTATTTAGAAAAAATAAAACACTTCTATCTCCACAAAATCTTAGATTAAATAGACCTATAGGTGAAAAATCTTTATATGGTCAGATGTTTATGGCTGGAATAAATATTGCAGATAGTTTATCTGGTACAGAACCATCATCAGTTTGGGAAAATTATATGTCTCAAGCATCTCAAGCAGAAAAACAATTTAGAAGACAACCACTTCCAACAGCTGGTGCATTATTAATGTATGAAGCTGCTAGACGTAAGGGAATTGGATTAAGTAGTAGTGGAATGGATTTTAAAACTAAATATGGTAAAGTAAGTCTTGGTGCTAAGAAGGATGGGGTACAATTAAAATTTGATTTAGATAAAAGTATTTTAGGTAAATTAGAACAGAGGTTAATGAAATAATGGCTAAAAGAGGAAGAAAAAATAAAGCTCATATCAATAAACAATTATGGGATAGAGCAAATAGTACAGATAGGGCAAAATGGCGTAGCAAAAGTCAGAAGGGATATGATTTTTATCTTGATGAACAACTTACTATGGATGAGTCAAAAAATCTAGAAGAATCTGGAATGCCATCATTTACGATTAATAGGATTTTACCTATTGTTGAAATAATGAAATACTTTGTAACCGCTAACAGCCCCAGATGGAAAGCAGTAGGGGCGACAGGAGATGATACAGATGTTGCTCAAGTACATTCTGATATTTCTGATTACTGCTGGCATCTGTCTAATGGCAATTCGATTTATGGTCAAGTTGTTCTTGATAGTCTTGTCAAAGGAATTGGATATTTTCTAGTAGATGTTGACCAAGATGCAGACCATGGAAAAGGTGAAGTGGTCTTTAAAAGAATTGACCCTTATGATGTATTCGTAGACCCAGCAAGTAGAGATTTCTTATTTAGAGATGCTGGATTCATTATGATTAAGAAGAATGTATCTAAAACTCAATTAAAGAATATTTTTCCTCAACACGCTGCTAAGATAAATAAAATTACTACTTCTTCTGAATACTCATCTACTTTTACTCAAAGAGATGTAGAATCTTCTAAGATTACTCAACCTGAAGATATAAGTAATACTTATACTCCAGACGCTGAGGAAGACCAAATCGTAGCTTACTATGAAAATTATAGTAAAGTGAAAGTACCATTTGTTAATGCATTTATTAGAATACCTCTTACTGAAGACCAAGAGAAGCAATTACAACAATCCGTAGATGTTCAATTGCAAGAGTTTTCAGCAGAAATGCAAGTGCAATTACAAGAAAAAATATTATCTATTCAGCAATCATTAGAAGCTCAAGAGATTATTCCAGAAAGAGCAGAGTTAGAAATTCAAAAAGCTCAACAGGAAATGGAAGCTGCAATTCAACAAAAACAACAAGAATTGATGTCAGCTGCACAAGAAGAAATGACAAGAGTAGAGCAAGTTGTGATGAGAAAAGAAGAATTCGACAATATGATGAAGGGTGAACAATTTGAAAAATCAGTTGTTGATTTTGTTAATTTCTTTGAAACAAGAATTAAATTAATATGTAGTGTAGGTGATGATGTATTCTTATATGAATATGAATTACCTATTACTGAATACCCTATAGTTCCAATACCATATATGTATACAGGAACTCCTTATGCGATGTCAGCAGTAATGCCTTTAATTGGTAAGCAACAAGAAATTAATAAAGCTCATCAAATTATGGTTCATAATGCAAATCTAGCATCTAATCTTAGATGGTTATATGAGGAAGGTTCAGTTGATGAAGAACAATGGGAACAATATTCATCCTCACCAGGTGCATTGTTAAAATACAGGCAGGGATTCCAACCTCCTACTCCAGTATTACCAGCACCAATTAATAATGCATTTTATAGTATTACTCAAGAAGGTAAAACAGATGCAGAGTATATCTCTGGTGTTCCATCTGCTATGATGGGATTCACTCAACAGCAATCTGAAACTTATAGAGGATTACTTGCAAATGATGAGTTTGGTACTAGAAGATTAAAATCTTGGATGACTACTATTGTAGAACCTTGTTTAGAGCATTTAGGTAAATGTTTCCAAATGGTAGCACAAAAACATTATAATATTGATAAAGTATTTAGAATAGTTCAACCAGAAGCAGGTCAAGAAGGTCAAGAAGAAAAAGAGGTAAGAGTAAATATACCAATCTTTAATGATTATGGAGCTGCAATTGGTAAATGGATGGATTATGAAACTTCAAGATTTGATGTAAGGATTGTAGCGGGAGCTACATTACCATTAAATAGATGGGCTTTACTAGAAGAATACTTTAGATGGTTCCAAGCTGGATTGATTGATGATGTAGCGATGATAGCTGAAACAGATATAAGGAACAAAAAATCATTAGTAGAGAGAAAGAGTTTATATTCTCAATTACAATCCCAACTAGCTCAAATGGAAGAAGCTATGAAAGATAAGGATGGTACAATTGATACATTATCTAGACAATTAGTTCAAGCTGGTATAAAACAAAAAGTGAATGAAGCTGGTAGTGAGATAAGAAAGGATGTATTGAATACAGAGGCTCAGCAGAAATTATTAAGAAGCATGATGCAAGGGGAAGTAGCGATGGCTAAAAAAGACCTTGCAAGAGAAGTGAAAACAGCTGTAGCTGAGGCGAAAATCAATGCAAAAAAAGACTTTGATGAAAACAAAGAATAATAATAAGTTAAACAATACAAAAAGGACATATTATGGAAGATAATACACAAGTAAGTAACGCTCCAGAAAATGGAGCCCCAGAAAGTGCTAATCTCGGTATGGGTAGCGAAGGGTTTTTCGAGGCTCTAGATACTCAGGTGAATGGTGGTATCATTGATACCCCGCCTTCAACCGAGCAGACAACCTCTCAAGAGTTGGAAGATGCTGGAGAACAGTTTTTTCGTGAACAACAAGAAAAAGAGAGCCCTGCTGAAGGTCAGGCGGATGTTGAAAATCTGCAAAAGAGGTATTCGGATTCTAGTCGTGAAGCTAAACGGTTAAACGGTAAGCTAAGTGAAATAGAACCCTATATGCCAATCCTCGATGCTATGAGAGAAGACCCCAATTTAATTACTCATGTGAGGAATTATTTTGAGGGTGGAGGTCAAGCCCCAATGAGTATGAAAGAAAGATTACAATTGGATGAAGATTTTGTGTTTGACCCAGATGAAGCTATGTCGAAACCCGACTCGGATTCTGCTAGAGTATTAGGTGCTACTATTGATGGAGTAGTTCAAAAGCGACTTAATGATACATTATCTAAGCAACGGAATGAAAATCAGAGACTTACTAAAGAATCTGAATTCCGTAATAGATATAATTTATCAGAGGAACAATGGACAACATTTGTTGATTTTGCAAAAAATAAAACTTTACAGTTAGATGATATTTATTATCTTATGAATAGGGGACAGAGAGAAAAACAGATTGCACAGAGCGCGAATCAAGAGGTTACTAACCAAATGAGGAAAGTTCAAGAAAGACCGCAATCTTTAGCTTCAACGGGGAG